CTTTTTCGGTCTCTCTACGTTCCATTTCCTTGATGTGGTCCTCAAGATACCACCGGGCCTTTTTTAGGTCTTCCAGCCCACCCTTATGATCCCACCGCCAGAGGTACTTCACAGCGTTGCCAAGGCTGAATGGCATATGCCGGGTCACCTCAATACATTCTATGCAGTCACCGCATTTGTCGCATGTTGCAGGGCCGTTATTGTAATGAGGCGGGTGGTTTACCATGTCGATTTCGTCATTCATTTTTCTTGACTCTGCAATTGTTGGAACGTTCAAATATCATATATATCTATGATTAGACTGACAAATGTTTCTTGATTCTCTAATTCCTCTGATAGGCTCTTATAAATGTTGGGTGGCAGTCGTCAGGAATCTAACCTGATATCGACTCGGTGTGCGCACTTTCGTCTGTGATCTGTCACCTCTCTGGGTCCACAGCCCAGCCCGACTGCCGTAAAGCGCGATAGGTTACTTTATTTCTTTCTTACATCTTAAACACCATGGATGTGGTGGATTGTCATAAAAGTTCTCAATTTCTTTGCGAGACATTAGTGGAAGTTTTCTATGCGCAAAGTGGAAATCAAGCAAGTCACTGCGATACCTTGTCTTGTCATAGTTGTGCCCGCGCCACCAACAAAGAAAGTTCATTTAATCCTCAGCGCAATAGGTTATTTTTTGTCTTACTTCCATCCCTCAAAGAAATCAGGCTCCAAATGAGGATGTGTTTCAGGTGGGTATTGCTTTGAAATCTCTTCATTGTAAACTACCCACTTGGCAGACATTACCTTTGCGGGTAATTTTGATGCAGCAAGATTACCGCCATATTCAGATAGTATCTTTTTTGCTTCAATCAGTGTCATTTATCCCCCAGCCCATGTTTAAAAAGCGCGATAGGTTCTACTATCAGGCTTTGTTCAGTTTATCCTCGATTTGTTTAATTTTTACGTCATAAAGCTCACGGGTACGCAAAAATATCTCTTCGACCATTTTTCCAGTGTCAATGACCCCCTGACGATACCCGTCAAGAGCAGCCCTGAAGATTTCCAGTTTATCTTTTGGTAAGTTGCTTAAAATTTCATCTTCATTCATTACATGCCTCATTATTTTTTATTTCATTAATAATCTCAGATTGCTGATTTATTATTTGCTCATAAAGAGAAACACGACATTTATATGAAACACAAAAAATATTCATGTCCACTTTTATGCTGTCTGAAAGAATCATCATCAGAATTTGTAATTGTTTTTCAGTGATTCTCATCGCTCACCCTCTTGTTCCACAACTCTCTGCAATGAATTTCATCTTTGACAGCCAGTGTTCTTACACTGCAGTTCACACACATCGCCCTGTATGTATCGTGTGCTATACCAAGTTTAACTATAACAGCGCAACGTCCGCAAAATGGGCAGTCCTTTAATGGATTTTCACTCATCACAATTCCCTATACTGCGATAAACAGATGTGGGAGTTCCAGAAAATTACTGATCAGTTGATCATACTGATTGCATTTTCCTTCGAGAATCTTTTTGTGAAAATCTCTGTTATGCTTATTTGTTTCATTCACATCTATGGCCTGCTGTAGCTGGATTTTTGCCTTTTCAATGTCTTTAAATTCTGGTCCTAGCCACATTTTTCTTCCGGCCTCGCCATCTGCAATTTCATCTTTTAAATATTCTATGTTCCATATTCTATCTTTAGAACTTTGAACAACCTGATTTTTATTGCACTCTGCCAAAGTGACTTTATAGTCGTATTGTTTAAATGGTATGGAATATTTTTGCAGGTTTTCTATATAATTTGGTTCACCATATGAAATATAGGATGATTTCCTCCATATTACGGATCGTCTGAGTTCTTTACCGTTCTGCCAGAGAAGGTGGATTTTATCTCTTTCATTGTCTGTCTTCCAAAAATAATTCACCGTACCCCATGGAATTCCTTTCAGAGAAATATCTTCATTAAAGATGTCCTCTTCCTGTATCTGCCGGAAGACAGAAAGAGTGACCTGTTTTCCGCTGACAGTAATCGTTTTTATTTCAACAGCGGCAGTTTTTATAGTTGCATTTTCAACATTTACTGACGGCATTATCTATTCCTTTTCAGCCAGATGCAGAACGCCTATATTTCTTTCTATTCTCGAAATACGGGCCTGTAATGCACGGCACCAAATGTTTAAATCAGTAATTTTTTTCAAGATTTCTTCAAGAAGTTTAGTATTGTTTTGTTCATCAATCATTTTGGTCTCAATTATAATAAAAAAGGTGACGCCGTGCAGAGATTTCGTCTGCAATCTCCTGTGTTAGCCGCTGGTACCGAACCATTCAACCGAATCACTAAATCGGCACGACGTCGCCCCATAGGGGCAAACATAACAGGGCTCTTCAATCAGCCATTATTGGCAGTCTTTTTGAGCTTCCGGACGTCATAAACTTATCTAACCTCAATCTTCCCATGTCCCTCATTGTCAGTTGCAGCGCCGTCCATCTCGACGTGCGTACTGGCGACTGTCTCCACCTGTCCAGTGCCCTGTGGTTTGATCCACATTTCGAGATAACGCGTTATGCAAAACGCCTGACCAGCTCCCACAACAGCAGTGTCATACGCGTTTACTTCCTGGCCGGCGACATTGAGCTTTATCAAATATTTGCCAGTCATGGTGCTGCCGAACGTATTATAGAAACACGCCTTGTGCTGGCTATTCAGCGCCGTCCATTCCTTCCTCCGGATCTTCCCACTCGGAGCGATCGCTGTCGCAGTCAGACTGCTCATCATCCTCATCGCAGTATTTTTTTTTTCGATGTCAGTGAGCGCCCATGTTTCTGTGACGGTTTTACTGATGCCGCCTTTCACGCCCGGTGAGACTTGAACCACTGGCTTTGCCCATGCGACACCTGCGATACATGACAACAAAAGTGCGAGTTTGTATCTTTTCATCTCTCTCTCCATAAAAAAGTGGCAATCGGCAGGAATTGCACCTGCTTTATGATAGTCGTATCGTCCGAGGGCGCTTGTGGCTACCTACCGGCCCACCCATAGCATATTTCTATGCCCACCTTGTGGCGACTGGGAATAAGCGTGTCACTGTCCACGCCGCGATTGCCGTAAACTATTGGGCTGTCAGTTTCCGAAGTGCCAGCCGTAATTCTTCAGTGTCAAAACTTCCACTGCATTCATTCCTACCATGATGAAATGTCATGTGAAATCTTGAATTAGATACTGGTGAAATGCTTAACTCAAACCATACATCATCTGACGGATCACGCAGAATTATATTCACTTCCATTTCCTTTCCCTATTTCACAAAAATATACGCGTCCGAATGGGTTTCTCGTTTACCGGCCAGATATGTCGTACCGCTCGTCGTGGCTGAGTATCGATACTGACCCGCGCTCGGGAATGCCACCTGCCTGTATAGTTCTTTGGTAACGCAAGTGCGCTGACTGTTGGGTATAACAATGTGTTCAGAGACGACTGTCTGTTGCCCCCCAACATCCAGCACAAACTGATAATCAGCCTCAGTGGTCAGAAGGGTACTGAAGCATACGGTGTGCGAGCTTCTGGCCATGACAGGCTTCCCGGGCGACGTAGTGACGTTCTGAGCCGAGGCTGATACGTCAGCAGTAGCAGTCATGCGCATAGACTTTATTTCGGCAGGCGTAAGAGGAACCGACTCAATGCGACTGTATGACACACCCGATAATCCGGGAGATGATTTAATAGTCGCTTCTGCATGGCAAAAACCGCACATAGCGAAACAAAAAACTGTTGTTGCCAACCTCATCATGACGTCTCCATTGGATAATATTTTTCTTCAAATGATTTTTTTGGGTGAATACTTTTACTTCCATCTTTCTGTATTACCCAATAATCACCTGGAGTTGGCGTCACTTTATCAATCATATCTTTCGTTGGTTTCGCAATTTCATCATTCTCAAGTCTAATTAACTTATATCTTATAATTTCTTTGATTTTATAAGCATCTACAACTAATGGATGTGTTGTGTATTTCATAGCGGCGTCACCTCGTACTTGGTGTAACTGACTCCGCCCACGCCGCCGGGTGTGGTATAGACTGTGGCATTGCCAAAATGAGGGGCTTGTTGTTGCTGTTGACAGGCGCATAGACATAGAAATGCCATGGCCAAATATAACTTTTTCATAAATTCTCCTGATCCGGAATTTAATTTAATGTAGTGGTGAAATTTTAAATGGTCTTGGCTTTAACTTGCTGTGTGGTATTTTCCCTTTTTCTTCCATTGCAAAAATGTACTCTTCAAAAACGACGGCATAGTCCATAGGTGTTGCGTCATCCGGTAACACTTTGGTCCTGAACATCTCAAGATCATCTGGCCTCATGTGCAGTGGCACATTGTATTTTGAAAGAATGTCAGTCACAGCCTCTCGGTTCGATTTCCATCGGTCGGCAATCATATCAAGCGAAAAGCACTTTCGACCATCAGGAACCTCTTCAAAGTCTAGTATGGAGTTATTTTCACCCATTTTATGTACAATTATTGGTATCTCTGCCCCCGTAGGGGCGTGTTTGGCAATGTGGATGATTCGTTTTCCGTCCTTGGATTTCATTGTCAGCTCCTCAGGAATTAAAAGGGACAGTCGTCATCAAACTCTTTTGGAAGAGCTTGTCCTGCAGCAGTCTTGGCAACGGGTACGTAGTCATCTATGGAGTTTCGGTCAGGGTATTTTGACCCCTGTGCTTTACCTTTAAGCTTGTCCTGTGGGATTTCACGGCCTTCGTCAATTTTGACCTTGACCCGGAACATTTTTCCCACAGACATTTGGGGGCGCCAAGTCTTATTGTCGAACTCAGCTTCCATACCGCCGGACACACAATGATGACGGAGCTTCCATGTCATCTTCGGGGTGAAGGCGATCCAATCTTTCAGCTGATGGATTTTCCCCTCATTGTCATAAACATTCAGGCTGAACTCGACCATCCTGTTTCCCTGTGAGGATATTTTCCCCTCAAATCCCTCAACAGAAGCATCGTACTCCCCGTCTTTCATGAGTGAGTATCGCTCCTGCTGGGCTTGATCTTCTGACATTGGGTCATAACTAAAATCTTCCATCATGCTGCATCCCCTTTGATTCGGTTTTTCATTTTGTCTATACATTTTTGGATATAATCCGCAGACAGATAATCAAAACTCTCCACGTCTTCTTTTTTCAGAATCTTTGCCTGTGTCTCTTCATCAATATGAAGGACTCCAATCAAGTGATTTATTTCTGCAACTTGCTCGGCTGATGCGAGCGCAGCGGCGACTGCATTTCGTTCCAGTGTCTCTCTGCCATACCGCTTTGCAACTTCTTCATAACTGAACTGAAATGTTTCTCCATGAGGGAATGACTCAATGCGTGATTTCTTCACTAAACCCATACGCTGGTCACCACGCAACTGCACTTCCACAACCAAGTCCATCAGGTAATCCAGCTTTTTGAAGCAGTCAAACGTGGTACCGATAACTTTCATTTCATCGCCATATTCTTTCTTGGAATGGCTTGTGATGATGACGTTCATGTCCAGTCGTGCAAGCATTTTCATCATCTGCTTCATGCGGGTATTGGCTGCAGAGTAGTGTCGTCCAAAGTCGGTACCAATACCCTTGGTTCGACCACATTTCTCCACAAGGTCATCGTACACGTGGGTCAGTGGATCTATCACAAGCGTCTTGTACTCATGCTCTTCTGTCATCAAGGCACGTATTTCCTGCATGACCTCATCATAGTCTGAAGAACAAAACACTGACGCTCCGCTTTCCTTCAGTCTGTTAATGTACTGGTCATTCTCAATCCCGCGCTCTGTGTCTATGAAGTACGGCTTAGGGAATGATGCTGATGCTGTGGATTTCCCAACACCTGCAGCTCCATAAAAGAAACACTTCAGCCTTTTTTCTATCAATTCTGGTTTAACGCCTCGTAACGCCATATATCACCCCGTAATTAACCACACCATATAAAATATCCCTAAAAATAAAATAATCACTCCGATGGTATTTTTTACCCATGGGATCGAATTTCTACGGTCTTTTCGCTTGCACGATCCCAAATCAATGACGTGTGACATACCTTGTCCTCATTCAAAACTTCCAATGCTTCATCAATCATTTCGGCGATCGTTTTCATGACGTAGGCGCGGACACCACTGGTCCAAACGTCGTGAAATTCTTCCATTGAATAGCCGTTTTTTTGGGTCTGCATGGTTTTGAGGAGAGCCGGAAGCATGGACCTTTCCCACTCAGGATTGTCTGGTCCATTGGCCTCTGATGACAGCCAATCATCCTGTGAAAGTATGAGGGCCGTAAGGTTGTTTATGTCATTTTCGGGAATATCGTGGGGATCAAGTGTCCTGATTCCGTTTATATCTACGGCGTACCAGTCGATGATTTTGGCGATCATTTGATTAACTTGATTGATCATAAATAGACCTCCATGTCCATGATTGGCGCTTGGCACCAAGTTGTATTTTCATGCCAGACCTCGCACATCGGGCAGAAAACCTGATCCTTCAGTACACTACTATGTTGCGCGTTGGCGCAATCTTGCGCTATGCTTCGAGCGTTCATGATTACCTCATCATGTTGTGGTTGTTATTCAGGGAACCGGGGAGTTGCCACTCTCCGATCCCGCTGTGTGTTCAGGTGTTAATTATTCATCTTTCCTTCCCGTTTATCTTCGTTTCCAAACTGTTTGGTTATTCTGACACCTGGGTGTCATTCTGTAAAGGTTTTGTTTCACATTTTCTCTGATATTTTGCCAACTGTTCGACAATAATCTCCATCATTGTACGTCTTTGATCCCATGCTGCTTTTTTGTAGAACAGGTGCATATCCTCAGGTAATCTCATGCTAAACCTAACACAACCCGTATTTTTTTTAATCATATTATCAATCCGTTCTGTGAGTTAAAAATGATTAGACACTTGAATGTCTAGGTGTCATTAAAACATATACGCACAGGTATATCCACAGAAATTGTGGATAAGTGGTTCTCATAATGGTCAGGTGTCAAATGGGGTTTTGTGCTGGTCTTGCAGAATAAAACTGCTTACTATGGTTTAAAGCGATCCCGCCCTCCGAGCAGAGGGCGGAACTTAAACATGGTCATCCGGACCCGATCGTCAGCCAATTATAACTGACGACGTGTCTTGGTCAACCACCAACACAAGGAAATGTCAGTTATGCAGCATCACTTCAATATATCTATCGCACAAAAATATGGCGTCAACGTTGCTATTTTTATGGACAATATGGCGTTCTGGATTCAAAAGAACATAGCTAATCAGAAACATCTATATGATGACAATTATTGGACATACAACACGGTCGATGCTTACACAGTTCTGTTCCCTTATTGGACATACAAACAGGTAAGAACCGTTATATTAAAATGCGTAGAATATGGTCTCATTGTTGAAGGAAACTACAATAAAAGCGCTTACGACAGAACAAAATGGTACGGATTGACCACTGAAGGACAAAAAATAACCGGAATTGCCATTTGCCAAAAAGGGCAAATGAATTCGCCCGATATGGCAAATCAAAGTGACCAAAAGGGCGAACCTATACCAGATACTGCTTCATATACTAAAACAGATAATAAAAGCTCTTGTACCCAGCCGCCCAAAAATCCAAAAGCAAAAACAAAACCAAAAATACGCAAAGATCACAACAACCAAGAGAAGCACCACTGGGCTGCCAACGCTAAGGTTTCTGATCCAGTAACCCAAGACCCAGTTATGTGTGGAGGATGTGGAAGACCAAACCATCATTGCTATTGCAATGCAAACACGCGCCTACCAAAAGAAATCGCAAAGGCATTCTCTAAGGCCGCATTAGCCAAACTCGGAAGGAAATCCACTCAACACTAAGGATGAAAAATGTTCAATGGAAGATATGGAAATCTCCCAACCCTTGAAGCAGCGCAGATGTCCCTGAAAGATATTGCTGACAATGTGACGTGGGATGATTTAAATCAGGAGACGTATGAAGCAACTCGATTGAAAAACATGATCGAAGGTTTGCAGATGGTTATTTGGAAGAACGGAGGCAAACAACCTGTTACATGGTTGCCTTTCCTTTACTAAGCACCCCAAGAGGGGATGGGTGTCGTCGTTACAATGAAGAAACCAGACAAAAAACTACTCAGTTACGGAGATAAAGACCCCGGTTAAAAAATGAAAACCTTTCAGTATATCACAGTAACATGGAGTCAAGGCCGAAATCGGTCAGTGAAAGGGTTTCACCCTTAACGTTCCACGAGGAACCTGTATGACAAAGGAAAAAATAGTCAATCTGAGGGACCACGCCAACATGATGGAAGCCCTCAAAAAACTCTACGGACGGAGTAAGGATGACCCAGCGAAGGACAGTACCAACGGAGAACCAAGAGCAGAGGGCTCTGGTCAAGTGGTGGACATTAACGCACCCCGACATGGCAGAGGACCTGATAAAGCAAAATAACGAGGGTGAGCGCACGGACGGCCAGAGGGTACACCTAACCCTTATGGGAATGAAAAAGGGCGCCAGCGACCTGTTTTTGGCGATTCCACGGGGTGTTTACCACGGTCTCTGGCTGGAAGTTAAGCGAGACAAGGTATATCCGCCCTCCGCACGGCTCACTGACACATGGATTGCGCAAGAAAAGTTCATCCTGAACCGGCGCGCGCGGGGGTACGCTGCTCACTTTGTCTTCGGTTGGCTGCATGGCAAAAAACTGATAGAACAGTACATGAGCCTCCCTTTTACTGGTTAGTTTCCTGGTGTTATACCCCCCTCTTCCCGGGGGGTTTTTTATGGGAAAAATTTCATGATCGTTTCCAAATGCTGCAAGTCAGGTATTTACATGGAGTCATGCGCCGAAGGGACGGCGTATTACGCTTGCCATGAGTGCCGTATGGCGTGCGATACTGTCGCCCTGGATAAAGGGAAGGAAGACAAACATGGCGTTATTCAATCCGGCGTTGGAATATGTTCTGAAAAATGAGGGCGGTCTCAGTGACCATCCAAAGGACCCCGGCGGCATAACCAATTTCGGTATCAGCCTTAGATTCCTGAAATCCATCGAAGACCCTGCAAAGTATGGAATCCATGACCTCACCATCGAATCAGATACCATCAAAGATTTAAAACTGGAACAAGCCAGCGAGATATACCGGGGAGAGTTTTGGAATCATTCCAACTTCTCCAATATATCTGATCAGGACGTCTGTAATTACGTGTTCGACATGGCGGTGAACATGGGCATATCCCCAGCCATTAAATGCGTGCAGAGGGCTGTATGGTCCGTTTGGAGGAACCGAACCGTTCTGAAAGAGGATGGGATCATGGGGCCACAGACTCTTATCTGGATAGAACGCTGTACCCCAAAAAATCTGCTGGTTGGCATGAGATCAGAACGTGCCGGCAATTACCGAGAGATCATTGCCAGACGCCCTGATCAGGAAGTTTTTGCGAATGGGTGGTTGAAGCGGGCGTATGAGTCGGAGAAATAGTCTAGCCAAATAAAGCAAGACCTCCAATTACACCGACAGCTACCCATCCAGCAGGATGGGGAAGGAATACTCCTAGCGTGATTATTATTCCCAAAATCCACATATACCCTTCACCGTAGCTCATTTTTTGTTCCCTTACTGGTCAATTTAGTGTTGTGGGGCCGAAGCCCCATCCTCGTTTATTTACAACCACTCAACCGGCATTCCTTTTTTCTTTCTGCCATTTACCATTACCCAGACATCCCCATCCCAGTGATAGCCAATCAATACGCCTGTTACTGATTTGCAGTTTCCGGCGGCTGTTAAGTATTCGATCGTTACCATCTTCATTTGTGTTCCCCTTCTGTTTAAATTTTGTTAGTCTGTGCATCTATAAGGCTAGTATGACACTCAGGTGTCTAGGTGTCAACTGTTAATGAGGACGCATGATAAAATTCGAAAATCATGCCAATGGAAGGTATTATTACATCAGGACAGAAAAGGATATGCTGGATGACTACGTACTGGTGGTTGTTCGTGGTGGGCGGAATAGTCGTGTCGTGCGCCGTGTACAGTGTGGTGCAGGAGATTCGATCCGAGCTGAAATTGAGAAAATTACAAAAATCAGACTCCGACGAGGTTATTCCTTGGTAGAATGTTCCGAAACTTCTCAAAGGGATTGAGAAAATATGGCAGGAAGGCCCTCAAAGTTCACGAAAGAAATCACTGATAAACTCATTTACGCTATCAGGCTGGGCGCTTATTACGAAATGGCGTGCAACTATGCGGGTGTGTCTTATGATGTTTTCCGTAAATGGGTGATCGACGCCCAATCAAATCCTGACTCACAATATCAAGAATTTTACGATGCCTTAAAAGAAGCAGAGGGTGAATCAGGGGTGAAAGCCCTTGAAGTCATTCAAAATGCAATGGACGGTGAAGTATGGCAGTCAGCTGCATGGAGACTCGAACGCCGTCATCATAAACACTTCTCAGCCAACTCTGCCATTATCGAACTGGCAGGGGAAATCAATGACATGAAGGACAAGATTAAACAGGGAGCCAAAGATGGCAAAGTTGTCAGCCTCAAAAAGGGCAAAGATTCCAAAAAGTGAGTTTGGTATGCCGGGCGCAAAGAAATATCCAATGGAAGATAAAAAACACGCTGCCAATGCAAAGGCACGCGCAACACAGATGGTGAAGAAAGGGAAACTGTCTGAATCATCCAAGCAAAAAATTGACGTCAAGGCAAACAAGGTGTTAGGAAATAAAACCCTTCGAGGCGTTCGCAAATAGACAAAAGGATATCGTCATGAAAGAAGACAACGGTGATCAGGGTGTAGGCGCAACTGCTTTTGATATGCCAAACAGTCAACACCCGGGATATGAAAACAAAATCCATTACGGAAACCAGAATGTGCCACATCCGACCAACGCAGCTGCCAAGCGTGTTGACGGTGCGAAAGTCATGCGGCAGGTAATGGATGGCAAGTAATGCAATGTTCGGGATGTTCATATCCTCACAGTAGCGTTGTGTGGGTACGTCATGATGAAAATCACGGCACCACTACACGCAGAAGGGAGTGCCTGAAGTGCGGCGCCCGTTTTACTACCCATGAAAAACTGAAAGATTATAAGCGCCCACAGGATGACAGATACCCTCAGGGGCAGAAATGAAATCATTGGCTGACTGTCGTCGTGAGTTTGACTTTCTGAAGAATTCATTCCGCGCTCAGGACGAGCAGCACATACTATTTGGGAAAGATGAAACCACTCTTTACACCAGTGAAAATCCCCGCATATACATTCCATCTCCAACAGCGGCAAAATTTCATGACACAGACAGCTTTGTTAATCTTGTTATTGGTCCTTATGGATCTGGTAAGTCAACAATGTGTATTCACCACATTGTTCGGAACGCCTGCGCTATGCCAGCGTGGAGCAATGGAAGACGCAAATCACGGTGGGCAATTGTCCGAAATACATCAGGCGAACTCTACTCCACCACACTCCAAACATGGTTGGCATGGTTTGGTGAGCTCGGAGACATAAGAAAGCGACAGAAGCCCATGCTGACCTATGAACACACCTTCAATGACGGTAATGGCATAATAGAGCTTGAGCTCATATTCATTGCGCTGGATCGTGAAGAAGACCTGCGCAAGATCAAGTCTCTGGAGGTGACCGGTGCGTATATTAACGAGCTTTCGGAAGTTCCTCAGGGAGCCTTGTCACACTTCAAGGGGCGCGTTAATCATCGTTATCCTTCTCGTGCATTCTGTAGCGACCCTTATTGGTCGGGAATCATCGCTGACACTAACCCTCCCGACGTCGATCACTGGATCTTCCGGGACTTCGAAACAAAACAGCTCGACAGTTATCGAATTTTCCACCAACCCCCAGGACTCCTGCGAGACGAAGACGGAAACTGGTTCCAGAACAAAGACTGTGACAACGCCCAGAACCTCGCATCGGACTATTACACCAAGCTCGCGGAAGGACAAACCGAAGACTTCGTCAAAGTCTTCTGCCTTGGAGAGTACGGCAGCGTAGGGTTTGGGAAGAAAGTCTATCCTGAGTACAACGATGACCTGCATTCAGTGGCACGAATTGATGCCATACAGGGTGAGCCTATCCATTTGGGATGGGATTTTGGTCTCACTCCTGCCTGCATAGTGGTTCAAATGTCCCCGCGCGGGCAGTTCCGTGTTCTAAAAGAATACACATCGGAGGATATGGGGATCAGGACATTCGCAAAAGGCGTGGTTCTCCCTGGGTTACAGAGGGACTTTCCCTACTGCAAGATAGGGATATCCCGGGGTGATCCCAGTGGTACTGCCGGGGACATGATCATGGAGGAGCTGTCCTGTATTGGTGAGCTCTGTTCTCTGGGCATTGATACAGCGCCAGCACGGTCCAATGACCTCGAGCCACGTATAGGATCGGTGCGATATTTCATGAACACCATGGTTGACGGTCATCCCGGGTTCATTGTTTCCCGGGAGGGAGCGCCTCAGCTTCGCAGGGGATTTGTGAAGGACTACTGCTTCAGGCGTCTGAGCGTGAGTGGTGAGGAAAGATACAGGGAGGTTCCACACAAAAACGCTTCATCCCACCCACACGATGCGGCACAATATATCGCGATGGAATTTGCTGCAGACCGCATTCTGGCAGCGAAAGCACCACAGGAAAAGGTAGACATGTTTAATCCAGTCTTCAGGTGGCAGAACTAGATGACCAAATCAATCGAACCAATCATGATATTTTCGTTGGGCATAATTCTTGGGTGCCTCGTTCTTTGCACAACCTGTCTGGTCAAGATGGCATTCTTTGAGGGCGATACAACGGCCACATTGAAGATACAGCACGGTGATATGAATGACTGAATGTAAATTTGAAAAATGTTGGTGCAAGAATATACCGCAGAAATACTCAGAAATGTATGAAGCCATGAAGCCTCTGCACGACATGCTTTACGATTGGGATATCGAAGACAAGAGAGCCCGACTTGAGAAACTTGAATCGATGTTCAAGATTCAAATGGAGAAGTACACAAAGACCCTTAATCAGACCCATGAACGTATGTTGAAATGTGAGAGGGTCCTATTTTCAAAGAACCCTCACAAGTGCCCGGTCTGCCTTGGCAAGCGGATAGTTGAAAACAGAGAAGTTGACGAGTGCGTATCATGCCACGCAACAGGAATCGTATGGGGGTAAAATGCCTCATGAGCCGTGTATAAAATGTAATTTGCTGGGAACTCCATTCAGATGGGATGAATTGAAGCAGGGATATATTTGTTATGACTGTATCTTTAGAAGTGTTGAAGGCGATGGAACAAAGAGAGAGCGTCAAGCAAATGACGATGGAAGACCTGTCGAGTCGGATGAATAGAATTGCCGCACAGTTTGAGACGATTAAGCTCGACAGCTTGATGATTGCTCAAGGTATGAAGAATGAGATCAATGACCACATCAATGCAAAGGTCACTGAGGTCGCACATGAAGTGTTCAGGTCATCGGTAAGTACGACAGAAAAGCAATTGAAGCCTATAATGGAAAGGATAGATTTCTTTGAAATAAGACTACGTAACTTTAACCGTCTTTTGGTAAAGAATGAATTTCATGAGTTGCTTGAGGAATTGATTGAACTGCAGGCAAAGTTTAAGAAAAAAGCCGTGGCGATAGTTCAGAAACATGCCTTGGAAGGCAAACCCAAAAAGGGGAAAGAACATGGACGAGAGAGATCAGAATCGGAAGAAGGTGCTGGAGAATGACAATGACATTAAACGTCAGGTCCCACTCATTCTGACAGACCATACTGGGATAAAAAAACCCCAGGAACTGCGTAACGAAGAATTGTTCTATCGGGCAAATAATCGGTAGGACTTTTTTATGCGGTTTCCAGATCATCGATGGGTGAATATTCCCCATACTAAATCAGAGAGACGGCGGGAAGATGTTGTCAGAGAGACAGCCTTCACTGCCATGGGTTTCAACCGAAAGTATTTTGATATCGACACAGGGAAGTTCATTACAGACAAACTACCGACGATTGAAAGTTGTTCGTTGTATGATGTATTTGAGGACTGTGTTCATGAAAACATGCAATACGGAAACTATGCCAGGCACCACTGCAGTTTCAGGTATCACAAACGAAGTGTTCAGGTTGATGAAGTTCAGGAAGAGCCAAAGTTTATCCCACGAGATCGTGACTTTGATGAAGAGTGCCGGAAGGAAGAGGAGCGGTGGGCTATCAAAAGACAGGCAGCAGAGGTAGAAAGGATTAAACCATGCACCAAACAGTATATTATTACTTCAAATAGCCGTATCGGGTATATTGTAGCCAACAAATGGAAACCTAAATAGGGAGCAATACCATGTCAGTAAAACAGTTCACCATTAACTTTCCCGGCCAGAACAACATTATCCCCCGTATTGGCCACCTTTATGCCCCGGACAACACCCTTGCTGAGATCGCCGCCTCTGGGTTTCTGGACAGCTATGTTCAGAGCCAAGGGTTCAGCGTACTGGCCACAGACGTGATCCTCGCTGTTGGTTCAGATGGAACGCAGTGGTACAAGCCAGTCATCACTGCAGGATCGATCAATTTAAATACACTTCCATAAGGAGAAAAGGCAATGAAGTTCGCAGAAGCGTTACAGGGAATGCTGGATGGTAAGTATGTGGCCCGTGAAGGCTGGCATGCTGAGTGCAAATACTGTGTCATCATGCCCGGCATGGCATTCATGTGGTTGATCCAGACAATCCCGAACCCAAATGCTGGGGTATGGATGGGTATGGTTGAAGACCTGTTGGCTGAAGACTGGGTGGTTGTCGAGCGCGTTCATGCTCCCAAGCCGGTGGAAGAAGTAGCAGCAGCGTAGTGGTAGTATGTGTTTGGCGACGATACTTCCCCTCCAACTGGTTGCGCATAATCAAGTACCAGGAAAAGGTGCGGAGGAAAAATAGCCAACCGATGATGGACGCCTCCAGTGGGGCGTCCGATTCGGTCTGAAGTTTACAATGTTGACCCGGATGGTTGACAAAGCTGCATCGTAAAGTTGACAAACCCATTGATCAAGGATGATCAGAATGGAACGTGAAGCCACAGACGTTAATGCTGATCTAGACCCTAATGAAATCCATGAAATGGAAGAGCGTCGCGTTCAGCGAATGAACGATGCTGGGATCAATGAGGTCGATACCCTTGAGCGTGCCAACAAGAACCTGAACACTTGGAACTCTTACTTCAACGAAAACATCGTGCGCGGCAAGGATGACATGAACTTCGTCCTGCGAGACCAGTGGACAGCGGTTGAGAGGTCAGAGTTTACCCGTTTGTTCAAGCCAGCGATGACGTTCAATAAACTGTACGATGCAACAAAAAAGATCGCGGGAGAGCAGCGTAAGAATAAGCCTGATCTAATCGTACGCTCTCTAACAGGTAAAGCCACACAGGAACAAATAAACCTGAGGTCGGATCTCGTCCGAACAATAAGTTATCAAAGCCAAAATGATCTGGTATATCAAACAGCATTTAAGTCAGCCCTCATGTTGGGTTTCGGGGCCTTCCACGTCCTGATCGACTATGAAAGCCCCATGAGTTTCAACAAGATCATACGATACGACATTATTCCCGATCCAACCATGTGCGCATGGGACCCGACTGCCATGAAGCCTCACAAAGGTGATGGAAATTTCTGTTCCCGTCGCTTTATATTCACGCGTGATGAATTCTTTGCGACTTTCCCTTATGTCACTAATCCAGTTTCTTATGTTGATCCTTATATGCTGCTCGATTTCCAATGGCAGACCCGGGACACCATCGTAGTCTGCGACGAGTTTGTGAAAGAGTGGTTCCCTCTGATCATTTACCAGTTGTCCAACGGTGAGACAGTGACAGAGGATGAGTGGAAGGTCCGATCCAAGAAATTCGAGGACAACCGGGAGTTTGTGAAGGGTTCGATTGTCGGTGAGATTGTTGCCCGTGAGATTCCAGTGATTATTGGCGAGCGACAGACTCAGGACTATCGGATTATGCATTATCGAATGATCAGGGACCGGATCATCGACTTCAGTGAATGGCCTTCCAGACAGTTGCCGATTCCGTTTGTTGACGGTGACAGTTATTACATTGAAGGGCGACAGTACACCAAATCATTCATTCACGAAGCTCGCGATGCTCAAAAACTTCTCAATTATTCACGATCAGAACTGGCCGCAGAGCTGAAAAACAGGAGACGTGAGCAGTGGATAGGAACGTCTGACAACATCCTTGGGTATGAGCAGGACTGGCGCAACCCTGAGCTCCAGATGGGTATTTTGCGTGCCAAGCCAGATCCAAAGACGGGTCAAATGCCCCAGAAGATGCCGGCATCGGATGTCCCTCAGGGTTTGTTCGTGACGGCTCAGTCCACCACGCAGGACATTCAGGAAATCATGGGCTTCTCTGAATCTGAAGCTCTGCAGGGACGGGATGTGTCAGGCAAGGCACGGCGTGAACGGAAACTTGAAGGGTCAATGTCCGCTTACGTGTTCTTCGATAACCTGAATCAGGCTATTGAGCAGGGTGGCAGGATCGTGAACGACCTATTGCCATACATTATCGGTGAACTGCCACGGCATATGGTCATATCCAAGAAGGACGGCAAGACAGAGTCCATTGTTCTGAACAAGAAAGAGGGAGAAGGTGATCAGGCCGTCGTGAAGAACAAGATCGAAGGCGGTGAGTTCGATGTGGAAATCAGCACTGGCCCATCCTTTGCTGTTCAGAAAGACATCGCGCTGGAGTTCTTCCAGCAGACCATCGCGAACAATCCGCAGGTGTTCAATTTAATAGCAGACCTGTGGGCTGGGAACCTCGATATCCAACAGATGGATCAGGTCAAAGACAGGCTTAAAACCCTTGTGCCACCTGAGATTCTGGCCAAGGAAGAGGGTAAACCGCCACCGCCTCCACAGCCAAATCCAGAACAGATGATGATGCAGCAGCAGATGCAACAGCAGCAGCAAATGATGCAGATGAACGAGCAGAAGATGAAAATCGAAGAAGCTCAATTGGCTGAACGTGCTGAAGAATTGCGCATCAGAAAAGAGAAGCACCTGCTGGAACAGGCCGAAATGATCATGAAAGCCCAGCAGATGTCACAGAAAATGGGCCTTGATCAGCAAAAGAACCACATTGAAATGGAGAAAATGGACCATGATTTCTCTGCCAAGATTGCCAAAGTGCTGGCTGATGCGCATCGGGATTAGTTACACCGGTGCAACTTACTTGATCAATTGAAAGTGATTATCCTGTAACAATCAGAGACAGGAGTCTCTGGGCGACTGGGACGCCTTACCCCCACGGGCATATTGCCGGATGGAGTTGTTGAATATGGAAGTTCAGGATGAATCGGGACCAGTTCAGGATGGACTGGCTGATCAGGCGATGGAAAGCGTTGGTGTTTCCGACGACCAGCCCCACGAATCAGGGGAAGCGGAAGCAGAGGGCAGTGAAGGATCGCACTCTAAAGAGTCATTGGCCGTCCAAAAGCGGCTGAAGGCACAAAAGAGAGCACACGAGAGGGAACTCCGTGAACTGCACGCAAGGATAGGCGACCTCGAGTCCAGGATGGGACAATCAATGCAGCAGCAAGATCAGTCGATGAATCCCAACGGTGCGCCCGAACAGGGTGGCAGTGTTGACGAGACGATCCAGAAGGCAATCAGCTTTGCGCTCCGACAGAGGGAAATGGAAGAGCGAAAAGTTCGTGATGCGCAAGAAGCGTCGCATTTACAGAAGTCATATCAGAACTTCAATAAACACCTTGAAGGAATGAATGACAAATACGACGACTTCCATGAGACAGTATTTGGAGAAGACACCCCATATACGTCTCACATGCGCGATTACGCAATGACACTGCCTCGAAATGGCTCCGGAAGTGCCGGGGAAGTCTTGTACAAACTGGGCAAGAATCGCGCTGAACTCGAACGTATTTCAAAACTCCACCCATTAGATCAGGCAAGTGAATTGGCGAAACTGTCACATTCATTGATCAGTGGTGGGGATCACAAAGCGTCCCAACCGAACAGGCCATTAGGCCAGATCAAGAATAATCCAGTCTCCCACTCACATGCTGTCACTGAAAAGACCCCTATTGGAAGCATTAGGGAACGCATGAAGTCGGGGACCTGGAAATAACGGAAGCAAGACGCTTCTGACCAGCTCCCTCCAATGGAATGGAGAGCCTGGCAATGCCCAATCAATTTATCAATACGCAGCTTGTAAGTAACACCGCGCTGGCTATGTTTGCCAACAACGCGCCTTTCGTGATGACCGGTTCCCGAATTTATCAGGATGACTTTCAGTCATCCGGGTACAAGATCGGCGACACCCTGCAGGTTCGCAGACAGAACAACTTCATCGTCGGTGATGGTTCGACTGCCGTTCCTCAGGACATCATTGAAACCGTCGAAAACATCGTGGTTGCTCACCAATACCATGCCCTGATTGCTTATACCGTGCAGGACCTGAGCCTTCGTATTGAAGACTTTTCCCGCATGTTTATTCAGCCAGCCATTCAGAACATCGTGACCCAGATGGAACGCGATATCTGTGCGGCAGCCGAACTGGAACTGTATTTCTTCTCAGGCACCGCTGGGACACCGATCAATTCATTTCAGTCTGTTGACCTTGCCGGCGCCAAGCTGCTGGAGCAGGGTGTAAACATCGCTTCCGATGCTTACCTTGCCATGACCGTTCGGGATGGCTCATCGCTGAAGTCTGCATTGCTCAATAACTTCACACCGGTGTTCAATGAAGACATTGTGCGCCAGTCAGCGATTGGTCACTTGTCATACTTTGACATCTTCCAGTCCCAGAACATCGTCAACCATGTTGCCGGTGCCGGTCCTCGCCTGTATTCAAGCGATGCACTTCTGATTAATGGAGCAGTTTCTTCCGGCAGCACTCTTGTGATGGATGGCGCAACCATCAGCATCACCAACTACTTTTTGCCTGGAGACCTGATCTCGATTTCTGGTGTTAGCAGCGTAAATCCTCTGTCCCGCCAGTCAACCGGTCAGGATATGCAGTTCGTTGTCACTGCAGCCGCCAGTTCCAGTGGTGGTGGTGCTCTGACTGTAAGCGTTTCTCCAGTCATCATCAGTAGCACTTCCAGCCCGCTCCAGAATGTCAGCAATGCCATTCCAGATGACGCTGTTGTGAGCATGGTGCCAAGCTATAACTGCAACGTCGCTTATCCGTCGCGTGCTCTCGATATCGTTTGTCCGCCTCTCTATAAGTTGCAGGTTCCCTACTCCAGCGTAGCCATTGACCCTGAAACCGGCCTGTCACTTGCTGTGACCCAGACCGGCGACATTCTTGGCTACCAGAACCTGATGCGTATAGACATTTTGTGCGGCTTTAAATGGCACCCACAGTACGCAGTGAAACTGTTGTCATAACGGAAAGAGGAGTTACCCGATGTCACTGTGTTGCGTTTACCACAAAGTCGAAGGTATGCGAGTTGTGGAAGACGATGAAAGGGAAAAAATGGTGGCGTCGGGTGAATGGTTTAAACACCCAAACTGTATAAATGAGGAACAATGCCATGAGAAGCCGATACGACGGAAACCCCGGCAAAGAAGCATCGATCGCGAATGTCCGCCAGAAGAGAATGGAAGCGGAGCATAGCGCCAAGGACGCCTTTGTAAAGAAGGTTCAGGCACAGCAGGCCAAGCACGCAGGCAAAGCCCCGATGCTGGAAGAGAAGTCCATGCATTTTAATGCCTATATGTGTAACAACGGTGAACATGCCCAGGAACTGGCGCGTGATGTCACCAAAGGCATGGACAAGGTGGCATTCCCGCTCAAATAGGTCGATGCAATCGACACGCAGGGCAACTGTGTCGATAAAATAGGAAAAAATCGACATATGGAGCCAAGGATATGGCACAGGTTGTCAGGACGACAAATCAGGTCATCGTTAATGCCTTATTTTTGCTCGGTGAACTGGGCGTTGGGGAAACTCCTGACGCCTTTATGCTTCAGACGGGGCTCGATCTTTTAAACGAGTTACTGGATAAATTCTCGTCTGACAGCATCTATATTCCGTTCCTGACAACCCTTGACCATACCTTCATTGTGGGGAAAGACACTTATTCGATCTCAGACATGATTCTGGGGACGGATATCACCGCTGACAGGGTGGTTGATCTGACCTTTGCCAATTACACGGTACCCGGGACTGGGATCAACCAACAATCCAACCCGGTATCATTCAATTTTACGGCTGATAACACTTCCAACCTGCTCACGATATCCAATACTGCAGCGTTTCCCACTGGAACCCCGGTAGTTTTGTCTACGACTGGCGTCATACCTTCTCCATTGGTGACTGATACGACCTATTACACCATCTTTGTGAGCGGGACTTCCCTGAAGCTGGCAGCCACTGAGCAGCTGGCTCTGTTCGGTACGCCGATTGATATCCTGACGAATGGAACCCCTGTAAATGTCATTACCACTTATCAGGGGAATCTCAACGCGGCTGATACGTCGCTTGTTTATCCTCTCAGGATTATCAATAAGGCCACGTACTGGAACGTAGTCCGACAGACCAATCTGCAGTCTCGACCTGGCTTCATATTCCTCAACAAACAGGCCACTGAGAGCTTCATTACGGTATATCCCGTGCCAGACCAGCCTTATCCATTCTCCATACAGGTCAAAAGCATGATCAACTCTCTGGGCAATCAGGACACGCTCGGTGAACTGCCACCCTACTATTACGGGTTCCTGAAGTACGCGCTCGCACGGAAGTTTCTGGCTTATTACCCGTCTGGAAACTGGCCTCAGCAGAATGAGGACGAGTATCAGGACTACTACAACAACCTGAAGAACGCGAACGAGACTGACTTGACCATTCGTCCGTCAGTGACCCTGACAGCCCCTGAGCCGTTTTATTGGCCTAATATTTTGAGCTACTGATGACGCAGACGGTAGATTATGAAATCGTTGGAAGCTATAACAACCAGAGGTTCAGCAGCATAGATGCCGAACGTTCTGTGAATCTGTTCGAATATATTGACCCCCTCGGAAAGAAACCCAAATCACTGATATACACCTCAGGATTGACCGACACCGAATCAGACTTTAGTTCTGTGACTGGGGGATTTAGAGCCCAGTTTGTGTTCAATAACAATGAATATTCGGTGATTGGAAATACTGTTTTCCGAATCTCAACGTCGAATGTGGTTGCCATACTTGGGACCATTACCGGGACGAGTGGATATGTGGGAGTAGCGGCCAATACTTTCCACATTCTTTTTGTCGATGGGACGCATGGTTATATTTGGGACACAATGGCCAATACGTTCACTCAGATCACTGACTCGAGCTTCCCTGCGCAGCCGATCGACTGTGACTACATGGACGGATTTTTCATCGTTGCCAATGGTCAGACGAACACTTTTCAGCTGTCCATGTTCAATCAGGGATTGGTATGGGGTCCTGCAGCTAATAATTTCACAACGGCTTTTGCAACAAACAATCAGCTGACGATTGGCTCCAGCACAATCAGTGGTCCTGCTGGAACACAGAATTTTCAAACTGGTGTGCCAGTAACCCTGTCAAACTCAGGCGGTGCTCTCCCTACTCCGCTGAACAATACCGACACGTATTACGCCATTTTTATTGACGCGACCCACATTGAACTGGCGACAACCTATGCAAACGCTATTGCTGGAACAGAAATTACCCTGACTGGAGACGGAACAGGAACCCATACCATAACCAGTCTGGGAGAGCTTCAGCTGGGGTCTATAACGTCCGATACTGGAACCATTGTGGCCTGCCGGGTTCTCCATCGAAGACTGTTTCTGTTCAGCCAGTTTTTCACTGAGGTCTGGGAAAATGCCGGTCTCGGGTCAAATCTGCCATTTCGACGGAACAATTCGCTTTTGATGGAGTTCGGAACTCCATGCATTGGGAGTATCGATACCAGCTTTGACATATTGATATTTCTGGCTCAAAGCAGAAAGGGCCTTGGATCGGTGATGAAAGTCACCGGTGTACAACCTATCCCTATCAGCACTCTGGCTCTGGACAACCAGCTCTCAGACTATGCCGCACAGGGTCAGATTGCAGATTGCTCAGGGTTCATGGTTCAAGAAAGCAATATCATTTTTTATCGCATGAACTTTACGCTAGCCAATCACACCTACGTGTACAACGTCTCACTCAGCAATCCACAGGCTCCCGGTGGGAATTTATGGCATGAAGAAGAAATTCTGAATGGTGACCGTCATCCGGCTCAGACCAGTTGTTATCTGAATGGCGTGAATTATGTGGGTAATTATGCGTCTCCCATAAGATATATTCTGGACAAAAACGTATATACAAATGATGGCGAAGCCATACGGAGAATGAGAATAACAAAGGCGGTTGTTCCTCCCGGATATCAGCGTATAAGGATTGATAGGCTTCAAATAGATTTGCTGCAGGGACATTTAGACGTCCTCGTTGAAAGACATGAAGACATTGATCTTCTGTCTGAGCTTGGATTTACTCTGACTACCGAGTCTGGAACAGATATAATTCTTGAACAGGATGCCGACACATTTACACCTGAGAAATCGTTTGTATTTCTGTCTATCTCTAAGGATGGGGGTCAAACATATGGTTACAGCGTCAAGGCTCCTATGGGAAATGTAGGACAGCGCACATTCAGGACTTTGTGGAGAAAACTGGGGACTACGAAACGAGGTCAGGCATTCGTGGCTAAATTTGAATATTTCCATGATGCTCCGTTTGTTTGTTTGGGTGCTTCTTGGGCAATTGAAATTCTCCCGGAGTAAAAAATGGCCAACAGTCTGGACCAATTGCCAGTTTATGATCCCATAACAAAGGGAAATTCAGGATTATTGACTGAAGTTTGGGTGGGTGCTTTTTCGTTTTTGATTCAGAACCTAACAGATTATCTGACTCAAGGCGGCTTTCTTCTTCCTCCGCTTACTACAGCAGAACGGGATGATTTGCAGGACGTCCGAAATGGACAGATGATATATAATACAACCCTAGATACGGCACAGTATTTTAAGGCAGGAGCCTGGGTGTCGTTCTAACATAAGGATATGGACCATGAATCCCGCAATCATTGCCGCACTCATACAGGCTGCCCCTCATTTATTGCAGGGACTATTCGGTAATTCTGGAGACCCTTCAAGAAATGCCGGCAGGGAATATAAAAATTATTACGATAAAAACATTGATGCGATTAGTGGAGAAAAAGATCCATCAGGTTTTATTAATAAACTTTTGGGTGATTATAATCAGTCTGATTGGGCAAAGAATCTGACTCATCAATCAACTAATGCCGCAGTGAATGCTGCTTCTGCCAGTGGATTATCTGGATCAACACCTCTGACCCAGCAGATTCAACAAAATGCAGGAAAAATTGCAAGTGAAGATCAGAACCAATGGCTTCAGAACGTTCTGGGAATCAATAAGGATTATTTGGACAGATTTACTGGCCTCACTGAAAGACAGGGAAAACACGCAGCTGATGCTTCATATGGTCAGACTCTTGGTCAAAACAGTGACAAAAATGAAATGATGCAGGCATTCACAGAATTTCTGAAAACCTGGAAAGGTGGCGGTGGTGGCGCAGGAATGCCGGCTTACGCTCAAAACGCCATAATGAATGGATAAGGGATTGCCATGTCATTTGAAAATCCGTTAGAAGACATTCTGAAGACATCACTGCCTTACAAGATTAGGCAGTCTGCTGATACAGAAAATGTTAATGCAATGGTTGAGGCCAGAAACATTGCAAATAAATTTGTTCCTTTGGATAAAGCTATTAAAGCGCAAAATGCTTTGGCTTATGGTGGAAAACAGGGAGGAATTGCAACATTTCTTCGTGGAATATCTCAGCTTCCAGTGGCTGAACGTCAGATATATTTGTCTGATCCAGAGAATCGTAAAAATTATATGAACATGCTGGAGCAGTATCGTCAGGGTAATAATTCGTCAAGCGGTGGCAATATATTGACCCCAGAACTATTGTCTCAGTTTGGTCTGGGAGGAGGACAATCCGGACAGAATAATCCAAACAGTTTATTGAATATGGGGTCCGGTGGAGGAGAACAGGGCAATTCAAATCCGATGCAACAGCCTCCTGAAATGGGAAATCAGGATCAAGATTTTGGCAGCCCCCCTGAACAACAGGCACCTTCACAAAATGTTGAACAGGATATTCCTGTATCACCCAAAGTTAAGCCGGAGAAAAGGCAGTTATATTCTGCCCAACTGTTGGCTAATAACCACATGGCAGGAGGCCAGCTGAAAGCACGTGCGGACAGCGCGATTGCTTTTGAAAAAACAATGCACCTGTTACAACCTCAGATTCAGAAAGTATTAAGTGATGCTGCAAAATACAGCGGAACTTATGGTCGTGGAAAAGGATGGTTGGATAAATTTAAACAGGATCAACCTGAAGAATATGCAAACTTCATCAGCGCCAGAGATTCTCTGATTCCGTTAATTGCTAATGGCGTGAGATTCGTCGAAAACATGGGTCAGAGCGCAGAAGCTCAGAGAGAGGCGAATAATCTCGTCATTCCTCTCCAACAGCTCGATGTCGCGCCAAAGACTGCATTAAAAGTTTTCAACAATTCCATGAAGTATTTGGATAATGTGACGCAAGGCGTACTGGATTCTGCAGAGCCCCTTCATCCCGGCGTTCGGAGAAAACTGGCAGGTGTTCCACAGCGCAATGGGGATTATATTCAAATGCCGTCTGAGAAGTACGGTATTGTTGATTCAGAGGGAAATGTCGTTGCTCATGGAGACGATAGTCAAACGTCCAAATTCCTCAAGGATCACAAAGGATATAGTCGGAGGAAGATGTAATGGCTGATCCTGATTTCTCATCCTATGGTTTGACGCCTGTGAAGAGGAAGTCTGTTTCTGAGAAACCGGACTTCAAATCCTATGGACTCACAGCCGGACAACCAGACGATGAAGAAGAAAAGAAGCCAAAAAATGAATATATCCCTTCCCCATTGTTTGGAGACATTGGAGACCCTTCTGAGTCTTTGAAAGGTTTTGCTCAGGGTGCTGAAAATGTTGGCATTGGCATGGCAAATCTTATCCCGGGCGTAAATATTCCAAAACAGCACTGGGCTGGCGACTCACAAGGCGCTCGATACGGTGAACTGGGTGCAGACATAGGCAGTTATTTAATCCCGGGCAAGTTGTTCGCTGGAGGACTGAAGGCTGCCAGCAAAATCCCTCAGATTGGAAACGCTCTGAAAGCGTCTGTCAAAGGTCTGGAACATCGCCCATTTCTCAATGCCTTGGCAAAGTTACTGAAGGGAACGGGTGAGGGAGCCGCTTCAGGCGCCATTCTTTCAGACAAAGAAGGACAGGGGGAAGGAGCTCAGACGGGTGCAGAATGGGGAGCTGGAACAAATGTCCTGTCTCAGTTGTTGCGCGTCCGAAATCCGATTTTGAATGCTCTTGTGCGTGCCGGGGCCGGAGCGGGTGGTGGGCTGGTAGCCAATGAGCTGGGAGACTTAAAACATCCCTATCAGGCAGCCAGTTATGGTGCTGGACTCGGTATTGTGGCCCCTAATGCCCTGAAATCACTGGGCCTTCGTGGTGGCCCTGCAGGTCTTGAAACCCTAGAACATCTTAATCCAGAGGAAGTCTCCCCTGCATTGCAGGCCGGGAATCGCCTTGGGACTCCCATTACGCCTGCTGAAGCCAGTGGAAACCCGTTTGTTGGTGGGATCGAAGGAAGGTATGGTCGCACAGGAGAAGCAGCTGCAGAGAAGACCAGAATCGGTCAGGGAAGGGTTGTTAAGCAGAATGAGGCGATATCTGATCTTCTGGACACGATCCATGACAAGTCGACTCCTGAAGCCGCTGCTGCGTCCAAGCAAAAGATCACTGACCTGTATGAACAAGCGTACAAGTGGAATGTGCAGCCCAAAGAGATTGCAGAATTTAGAGAGGACCCTGTAGTTAATGCTGCCTTTGAAAGGGTGGAGTCCGATCCTGCCTATCAAAGGAAGCTAAAAGGCATTCCCCAGCGGAACTATGCCTATCTGAATCAGGTGAAGCGGGCACTCAGCGATATGGAGGGTTCTGCCCTGAAAGCCGGAGAATCAGACCGGGCTGACGAGTTTAAAGCTGCCAGAAAGGATTTGGTTTCCCGAATGGACGAAATGGTTCCTGAATATGCTCAGGCGCGTCAGGAGGCCCAGAAGTCCATTATACGAAGCAACATCCAGAAGATGATGCGCAAAAAAGAGCTCAAAGGAAGTACATTTTTTAACACTGTTCTCAAAAATGAAGACGAGTTCAACAAACTGCATGATAGTCTCAAGAATGTTCCAGAGGCTCAGGACAAACTGAAAGACATGCGTTTGGCGTGGAAGAATCTCATTGATATTGAGAAGCCAAAGAACAAAGCGTTCAGAGAAGAGACTGGTTTAAATCAGAGCAGAAACTGGGCCAGCAAGATTGTTGATATGTGGAATGAAATGACTGGTTCCAAAAGGAACATTGCTGCATTAAGATTCATTCACAGCCCGGACTGGGACAAAGGTTTCCGGAAGATAGGTCAAATCAAAGACCTTGAAAAACGTAAAGACGCCATTGCTGATATAATAGCCAAGCTGGTTTCAGCACATGGAACAGCGACATCACAGGGAAAAAGTGAATGACTACTTCTTACTCACTGGCACCAGTCCCCAAGTGGTATATAGCCGATTTGGTCGGCCTTCCCTTGGCTGGCGGTTATATGGCGACCTTCAGCAGCCTGAACCATTCACAGTTCAAAGCCGTCTATCAGGACATTGGGGGCGTATTTCCTTGGCCATACGTCACGATCCCCAACGTGGGAAGCCTTGGCATCCTGTTTGATGAAAACGGGGCTCAGGGACCCTTCTATTTTAAGTTTGACTCCACCGTTCCGGATGACCTGTATTACATCGAAATCTATGACGCGGACGGAGTTCTGCAGTGGACGATTGATGATTTCACCGGGGTGGGTAGTGGCGGCGGTGGGACAGTTACCACGGCATTGGACCTGCAGAACCAGATTCCGAACAATGTCATGTATCGTAACACCGGGACCACGGCATTCACTCCGACGACTTTTCAGGTGCTGGCACCGGGAGCAAATGCTGGGCTTGCATTGACAGCTTCTCTTGCAGGGCCTGACATCTGTTTCATTAAAAATAACACGAGTGCCACAGACTTAATCTCTTTCCCCAAGTTCACGCTGGGAAGTGGTCCATTAACTGGTGACGTTACTCCGGTTGATTATTTGAGAATGGCTTGTACTAGCCCAGGATCAGGAGAGACATCCAAATATGTGCAGTTCCCGATAACTCAAGGTTGTCAGAATTTAACAAATCAGGATGTTACCGTAACCATTTGGGCTCGTTGTGTTTCTGGTAACACAAACATCACTCTGTACTTTTTGCAGTTTTATGGTGATGGTGCAGGCGCCAGTACGAGCACTAGATCATCAATTCAGACTCTGACATTGACGAGCTCTTGGCAGAAGTTTTCCATGCAGGCAACAGTACCTGATGCCACTGGGAAGGTTCTTGGCGGATGTGGAAATGACGGACTATTCCTGCAAGTTGAATACGCTCTTGACGCTTCCACAACGGTTGATCTGACGAAACCATGTCTTTTTCTTGGCAGCATATCTCCCGATCAAGAATATCAGGTATATGACGCGATTGACGCAGTTGTTGATACTGCCAGAACCGGAGATACAAGAACCAGTTTAAATTCTTTTTACCCATTCGGTTGGGTTCCAATGAATGATGGTAGCGTTGGTGACGCATCATCCAATGCAACTGCACGGGCAAATGTCGATACATTTCCACTTTTTAATTTGATATGGAATTTGGCGCAACCATACGATTCTGGAAGTACGTTCAATCCAATCGCACAGCTTTATGATAGCGCTGGTACTGTTCAAAATTACGGAGCAACTTCAGTCGTCGATTTCGTTGCTCACAAGCAATTACAGGTACCGGCTTCGTTTGGACATGCTGTTGCTGGAACTGTTCCAGTCGCTGCTCTTCTTCCTACGGTTTACACTCAAACAGTGTCTGGAACCAATTCTGGAGGAAATCTTTTAATCACACTTTCTTCCGGGCCAAATACCATTAACAATGGCGTTCCCGTAGCATTTACAGGTTCACTTCCATCTGGAATTGTGGCAAACGCTGTTTATTGGGTGACAAACTTTAATTCTTCGCTTTTCACTTTTAATGTTGCAACGTCATTTGCAAATTATTTATCTGCCACGGTAGTCGCATATACATCAGATGCGACAATGACGATAAACACCATGATAACAGGCGCATTTTCTGGTGAGTATTCTCATACACAGATCAGCAGTGAAGTGGCTCTGTCGAATCTATCTACGAATGGAAATGATGTGTATAGCCAGTTAAGTGCAGGTGGAACTTCACATTCTCTTTTGAACTTAACAGCACCGTCTGCTCTTGTGATCCATCCATACACCACTGGCAATGCAAGTCCCAGACCATTAAACGTGATTCAGCCTACAACATTCATGAACATGTTCATCAAGCTATAGGAGCAGGAAATGGCTTTCATACAAAAACAGGATGTTCCACCGATCGATGGGAACACCTATACTGGCCCCACCCGCACAATGTCAGGCGTTGCCAGATTCTTGTCCCCGACCTCAGATGTTCAGTACGGGGAAAAAATGCGATGGTTGTACGTTGGGGTAGCCGGTGATGTTTCATTTGTGGCATGGGATGGATCAACTGTGACACTTGTTGGTCTGGTTGCGGGCGTTTTCCATCCAATCTATTCACTCATGATTAACAGTGCCGGTACAACAGCGACAGGCATCGTAGTGGGAAGTTGATCTTATTTAATCATTTAAAAGGAGTTTCACAATGTCTTTTCAACAGTTCAACGTATCACCCTGGTTGACTTCCGTCAGGCTGGCCGCGACTTCAAACCAGTCTGGAACGTATTTCAATGGGCCGCTTAACAATGGTGTGGGAGCCCTGTTCACATATGCAACAGGTGCATTAACAATTGACAGCGTGGCTGTCGAAGTTGGTGACCGTGTCATTCTGACCGCACAGACTGCAGAAAATGAAAATGGCGTTTATGTCTGTAAGCAGGCAGGTGCTACAGGCGTTTCCTGCATCCTGCAGAGATCAGCCGACCAACAGTGTATTGAGCAGATGAAAAGTGGCCAGTACGTGACAGTTGGCGCCGGGTCGGTTCAGGCTGGTAATGCATTTGTTCTGATTGAACCACTTCCTGCCATTCTTGGCGTGGATGACCTGACTTGGGAATCTCAGCCCGCTGTTGGCGCCGTGACCTTCTCTGGTGGTGCTTCAACTGCCAACGCTCTCGCGGTGTTCTCAGATACAGCTGGAAACATCAAAGCAGCTGATGCTGCCCCTGTTACACTTGGCCAGAACTTGGCAGTGACTGGTACCGGTACATTCTCAGGAGCCATTGCCTCTACAGCTGGAAATATCACTTCAGGTTCATCTGGCGATGCAGGTACCTTCATTTCCTTCCCTGCCACCGCTGGAAATGGAACCCTGATATTGCAGGCTGTGAATGCTGGCGGTGCGTTTAACACCACAATTGCCAGTGGCACGATAGGGCAGTCGTCTGTTATCACCATTCCTGACCCGGGTGCAGCAACCAGTAAATTCGTGCTTCAGGATGGTGTGAATACTGTTCTGTCAGTCGCCAATCTGAAATATGGTGCCACTCCAGTTGCTCAGGTTGATCCAGCTTCCTGCACAATATCTGCTGCTGCAGGTGCTGCCAACGTTGCAACAGTTACCATTCAGCTGAAAGACGGAAGCGGGACAAACATGGCTAGGGTTATTCCTTTCAAGGTTTATTCATCTTCTGCTGCTGATGGTTTAACTCTTCAGAGTGCTGCATCAACTGGCTACTCTGTTGCTTCTGACGGCTTGAGTCTGGCAAATGGTACTGCTGTTACAACTCAGATCAGTGCTATGTCCAGCGCAACGGGCGGCTGTGTGCTGAGTTTGACAGATACCGGTAAACAAACCAGCTATCTGGTTCTTGTATTAGATAGCGGCATCAAAATCTCTGCCCAGCTTTCGGCTGGTAGTTACGGCTAAAATATAAATCGGGGCGTGTAACAGCGCCCCTTTTTTGAGGTAATAAAATGCACTGGTGGGGATCAGGATTTATTACGATCATAAATTATTCTTCGATTGCTGAGGCTTCTCAGCAAGACGATACCCTTATCACTGAAAGTGGGCTGGATATTTTGACTGAAGCAGGTCAGGAATTGTTGGTGGAAACAGCATAGGAATTTAAAAGGAGTTTGAGGCTATGGCAGGCATAAAAATCTCAGCGTTACCCGTAGTCGCTTCCGCGCTGACTACAGACATTTTCCCTGCTGTTCAGGCCGGGACAACCAGTCAGGAAACACTTTTGCAGGTCAGAACACTGTTTGGGTTTGATTCCAGCACTGGTTTATTGGCAATGAATAAAGGGGGAACCAATGCAGCACTGGTCGCAGCCATAGGCGCTATTCCTTATTCCACAGCTTCAGCTCTTGCGTTTCTGGCCAACCCATCTGTCGCTGGAAAAGTTCTGCAGTCTGGAAATGCAGCGGCCCCTACATGGTCAACACCGACTTATCCCAGCGCATCTGGTACATCTGGACAGCTATTGGCATCAGATGGGACAAACATCATCTACAGTACAGCAACCTTTCCCGTGGTGGGCGGCGCAGCTGGGAATGTTCTGATTTCGAATGGAACGAACTATGTGGCATCCACATCTCTCTGGCCCAACACCGTAGGAGCGGCCGGAAAAATTGTGCGTTCCAATGGAACCAGCAATGCCTATACCACCGCTACTTATCCTGATGTTGCCACTTCAACAGGCAGTATGCTTTATGCAGATGGGACCAACTGGGTGTCAAGCACATCACTGTGGCCTAATACAGTGGGAACAGCTGGCAAGATAATCAGGTCCGACGGTACTACCAATGCTTACACAACCAGCACCTTTGCTGATACCTATGCAATCAACAGCATCCTGTATGCCAGTGCCGCTAATACAATCACAGCTCTGGCCCCTGCATTAAGCTCGGTTTTGCTTTCTACGGCGGCTTCCACGGGTGTCCCTGCATGGTCTGGGGCATTAACCGATGGTCAGTTGATTATTGGGTCAACAGGGGCAACTCCTGCAGTCGCGTCCCTTACTGCTGGAACGGGTATCTCTATAACTCCTGGATCCGGTTCAATCACGATCAATGCCACTGGCGGGGGGCTGGCCACGGTATCTATTGCAGGAACAACGCAAGCCGCCGCTGTAAATACGCAGTACATCGCATTGAACGCAGCTCAAACCACTGTGACATTGCCGGCTGTATATGCTGTGGGTGACGTTGTTGTATTGGTTGGCTCAACAGCAAACACCGGTGGATGGGTTTTAACTGCCTCAGCAGGGGACACTGTAAGAGTGTTAACTTCAACCACATCAGCGGGCGGAACGGTTACCAGTACAGCTCAGGCTGGTGAGTGCATTGAGGTGATTTGCGATGTTGCAAACACATCTTGGGTTGTTAGAAGTTTTGTCAGCACGGTACTAACTACAGCATAAGGGACTATCATGGCCACAGTTAACGCAGTTGGAAATACTCTTCAAAGCCCTTTTACTTTGGGCTCAACGTCCGTCACATCAACAGGAACGCAGATTAATTATCTTGCAGGGCTGACTGCTGTACCGATCAACAAGATAAATACTCAAGTTTTTACAGTTGGTTCTGGAACATACACTCCAACTGCAGGAATGGTTTATTGCATTATTGAGTGCGTGGGTCCAGGTGGTGGTGGAGGTGGTGCTGCCGATTCTACCGGAACGGCCTCTGGCGGAGGAGGTGGTGGCGGTGCTTATTCTCGCAAATTTGCAACAGCTGCCACAGTTGGCGCATCACAATCATATCTTGTTGGTGCAGGCGGCGCTGGAGGAGCAGCAGGAAATAATAATGGAAGTAATGGTTCGGCTGTAACTTTCCTGGGAGCTATTTGCACCGCAGGCGTTGGAATTGGTGCATTTGGTGCTGCTGCTAATAGCCCAGCTGGCGCAGGTGGCGGTGGCGCTGCTGGAACGGGAGACTTTTCTTCTCCAGGATGTGGTGGCGGAGGTGGACCTGGAGGAGTTTTAAATTCAACCAATTTGGATCAAGGCCGCGGTGGCGCAGGGCCTTTCGGAGGACAGCCACAAGGTCAGATAGTGGGTTTGGCTTCTGGCGGAGTAGCGGGGGCTAATGGTGGGAATTATGGCGCCGGAGGAAATGGAGGAGGTTCATCGAATAGTGGAGGCGCTCATGCAGGCGGCAATGGAGCTGACGGTGTAATTATTATTACAGAGTTTATTTCAGCTTAAAGAAAGTACATAATACAAAAAAAATACAGGTCAAACCATCCGGCCTGTATTTTTTTATCCCATAATGAAAAATTTCTGTTGAAGTCTCTGTACAACAAAGTATGATGCTCAACTTGTTGTCGATAGTGTTCTATTTTTATCCATCAGGGGTTGTAGTGAAGTTCTTCAAGGTAATACCAGATATTTTTCCGTATGACACTAAGCGTCCTACGACAGTCGAAGCCGGAAATGATTTCCCTGAACACACAAAACGAAGAATTAGAGTGGTTGTTAAAAGCGCCTTCCAGCCGCCCGATATGCTCAACTCCAGCGACATTGGAAAAAGGCTGAAACCTTAATCCTTCACCAACCCTGAAATGGATATCCTTCACTTTTTCTTTTTTGGTTTTTTCTTTTTCATGCCTTTGTCTGCCTCAGAATAGGCGATTGCTACAGCCTGTTTTTGAGGTTTGCCAGCGGCCATTTCCTTCTTCACGTTCTCTGAGAAGCCCTTTTTGGATTTTGCCTTTGCCCCTTTCACTAACGGCATGATATAAGTCCTTTTCTTTGACAATCAACGATCTATATTTAACCAGAAGGATCTCTGAAATGAAAGGTCATGCCAAGATAAAATCCCACATGCACAAAGCCGAAAAACATGCTGAGAAATCAAGAATGCACTTGGAGCAGGCTCATGGTCTGATGGGTTCAATGAACGAAGAGAAGAAACCAAAAGCAGCCAAGAAGGGCAAGAAGCCAGTTCCCAAAAAGAAAAAATAAGGTACACTGGAATTGTCATTTCCTTTCCTTGATGACATTCCCTGATCCGGATATGGATACCCGTCAGGCAGCCTTGGCGGGTTTTCATACCATTCAAATAGATTATTTTCTGTTCAAAAACTTATACCAATTATTGATAAACCGCAGTAACTTTGATATAAGTCGCCCTCGATTTTTAAAGGGGCGCCCAGTGATTGACCCATGCAGTGATATCTTGCCCTTCATGGATGAAGTGTTTTTTTACGAACGTGGCCTTCTTGGTTATGCTGTACAGCACGGACCAGCGGACTGTGATGATGGTGCCGTCAAGCGGGAGACAGTTTTTGACGTTTAGCCAGTTGCTCATTTGTCTGATAGTCCTTTGAGGGCGCCGGAGTATTGATCGATTACTGTTTTTGCTGAATCTTTAACTTTTTCGGTCTCTCTACGTTCCATTTCCT